TGTTGCACGAGGACTGGATTTTAATCATGTAGTACACACAACAAATGAAGTGGGTTTCTTTTTTGAGCAGTTAAAAACCGCTATTAGAATTTACAAAACAAAATTTAGAGTAGCATTATCTGTGCCCCTTACTTGTAACGACATGAAAGTTCAACGTGTTAAAGCCGGAGGCGGATTTCATGCATGGCATTCTGAATGGAGTAAAGAATCTAATGCAAGAATGCTTGTATATCAATTATATTTAAATACTTTACCTGAAGGCGAGGGCGAAACAGAATTTTTAAATCTAGGAGTTCGTTGTAAACCCGAAGTAGGTAAATTAGTTATATGGCCAGCAGGATGGACTCATGTTCATCGAGGGAACCCTAATTATACTACAGATAAGTATATTATAACAGGATGGTTTCATGTAAACGATCTAACATTAAATTATAACATCGAATGAGTTTAAAAGAATTAACATTAAAAGAACATAGATTTGCTGAAGAACAAGATTTTGCACATTTAATGATGAGCGGAAATATTGAAAATCATGTATATTTTCACTACTTAATAAATCAATATTTTGTATATAGTGTATTAGAAAACACACATTATAATTTGCCTGATTCTCGATTAGCACGAGCAGACGCAATAAATGAAGATATGGAAGAATTAAAATCGCAAGATCAAATACCTATGGCGTGTCACGACTTAACGCCAAGTACTGAAGAATATATACAGTATGTAAAAGAAAAGATACATACAGAACAACAATACCTAGCTCACATTTATGTCCGCTATTTAGGCGATTTGCGTGGTGGACAAATGATATCAAAAAAAATTCCTGGTGAAGGCAAATATTATAAATTCGAAAAACCAAAAGTATTAGCAGAATCAATTTATACTAAATTAGACGATAGTATGGCAGATGAAGCAAAAATAGTATTTGAATTTGCTACAAAACAATTCCAAGAATTATATGCAGGACATTTTTAAAACCCTAAAAAAGTGTGAACAGAATCTGCTTAAACAATTATCAGACACCGGCACCCCTGTACCAGATCACCACGAATGGCCTTGGCGCAATTATGTGTTTGAATCTAAATTTTATCGTAGAGCCCACCTAGATGCAGTAGAAACAGACAAGTTATACATGTTTCATTTGTGTATCTTTCCTCGCATTTATAATCCTGCTCCTATATATGGTGTTGATGTTATTGCTGGCAAAAATATTGTTAGCGGTGCATTTCATGATTTTAGTAAAGCAGGTGACGACGATCATCCTATGATGCAATGGTTTGCTGAAAAAGTAAAGCCATATAATTGGACTAGCACACGAGAATTGCCCGAATGGGCACAAAATATATTCAGCCCTAGCATGATTGCAGTAAGTAGAAGTAAGGAACCCCAAGACTATATAAACTTTTGTGATTTAGCAGTAGAAAATTTAGAATATTATCTTACTGAATTAGATAAATGTAATGCTCATGAATTTAAATATGGTCATGAATTTACCCTCAAAAACCAAAATAGATATTGTCATAATCAAAAACAAAATCCACATACACCAAGAGTGATGGCTAACTTTTGTGATAACGAAGAAACTGTTCACAAATTTATTCATGAATGTTTATTTCCTGAGGTATAATGGAATTTATATATCCTTTTCAACCACCTGCGTTATTGCATGATGTTATAGACCAACCTTTATTAGATGGTATTAACAAAATGTGTGACGATTTAGTACCCGACGGAACACGAAATTATGGCGTTAGAGTTGACAATCCACTACCTGAATTACAAGAACAAATATTTAAAATGTCCTATGATTATGTTAGAGCATTTGAAGATACTATTCAATCGCCTATTGTCGACGAAAGGCATAAATTAAATATTTCTAGAATGTGGTTTTTGGATATGCAAGATAAAGATTATTTACAAGCACATCAACATGGTAACAATAATATTTTATCAGGTATTTTATATTGTAAAATTCCCGAAGGATTAAAAAAAGAATATGATACTGAATTTCCTACCGATGGTAACCGAGATGGTATATTAATTTCAAATGCAAATGGATGCATTGAATTTACATATAATCCAATGGTACTATCTGCTAACTTAATATATTCACGCCCCTTTTTAGTAAAGCCAAAAGAAGGACATATGTATGTATGGCCGTCGTGGTTATACCATACAATATATCCATATTTTGGTCCAGATATTCGTAGATCTTTATCGTTTAACATAACGAACTCCCCCTTATAACCACCTGGTTTTGCTCAGATCACGATAAATAATTTAAATAATGAAATTAGTCATTAATAGTGAGGAATTAATATGGCAACTTTAGTATCACCAGGTGTTGCGGTTTCTGTTATAGACGAGAGTTTTTACGGATCTGCGGGTGCAGGTACTGTTCCGTTAATTGTATGTGCAACCGGGCAAGATAAAACACATGTAAGCGGATCAGGATATGCATCGGGAACCATTTTATCAATGGCAGGAAAACCCCAACTAATTACAAGTCAAAGAGAACTTGTTCAAACTTTTGGAACACCGTATTTTAGATCGGTATCAGGCACAGCATCAAACGGAGACGAAGTAAATGAATATGGTTTACTTGCGGCTTATAGTTATTTGGGTGCGGCAAACAGAGCATATGTTGTAAGAGCAGATGTAAATACAACTCAATTATTACCAGCAACCGCCGAGCCAACAGGCGATCCGACAAATGGAGCCTTGTGGTGGGATACTGCTAATTCTGTATATGGTTTATTCCAGTATTCAGCTAATTCGACTTCGTGGGTTAAGCAAACAGTAACTCCATTTACTGCAACACAAATGACAGCAAACGCACCTACAGCGGCAGCCAACGGAGCGGCAACAGGTGATTTTCGAATTTCAGTTGTAAATGCAACAAGCAAAGCATTGGGAACAGATGTTGCTGATGCCCAAATTTACGAATGGGATGCGTCAGCCTGGCAAGCGGTTAGTGATGCAAATAAAGCGAATTTAACTGCGGCGGCAGTTACAGTAGGACCTTCGTCAGTCCAACCGACAAGTCCAGCAGATAAAGATGTATGGTTTAAAACATCATCGGATGGACAAGGTACAAGCCTTATTGTTAAGAGTTACAGTTCCTCGAGCACCTCGTTTGATACTAAAGCAATCAATTTTTATAAAGATGATGCTACAGCGGCACAACCAGGTAACTTTGATACAGGTCGTCCTGCTGATATTATTGTTACATCATTAGATTCAGGAGGACTTTTTGCAGGTGCGGCATCGACTTCATCTACATCACTTGTAATTTTAGATGGTGGTTCAGGATATACTGTAGCACCAACTCTTACTGTAACAGGTGGCGGTGGATCAGCGGCTACAATCACAGGAGTATTAACAGGCGGAGTAGTAACAGATGTTGTTGTTACAGCAGTAGGCGGAAGTTATACTTCAAATCCGTCAATAGTGGCAACAGGTGGAGTTAATCCTCCAACTGGTTCGCTTTATGCAACAGAAGATTTAGCAACTGATGTTGCTTCGATTGCATTGAATTTATTTGATGGAACTTCGGCTACTTCTACTGCGGTTGCTGATGCGACAACTACATATGCCGCGGCAAACGAAATGGAAGCAAGTGCTACTGAAATTTATGGTTCAGTTACTGACGGAACATATTGGTACAATACAGCAACAGTATTAGATATGTATATTAATACGTCAGGAGTATGGATTCCACAAGCAATATCAGCATATGGAACAGTTGCACCAAGTGCACCATCGGCCAATGATGTGTGGATAGATACTAATGATTTAGAAAATTATCCATTAGTTAAAGTTTACAATAATACAACGTCGACATGGGTAGCAAGAGATAATTCAGATCAATCTACTGCTAACGGAGTTGCATTTGCAGATTTAACTGCAACGGCGGGAGATACTACTTATAATAGTGGTGCTACAAGATTAGCAAATGCTCCAAATGGTGCATTATATCCAGAAGGTATTTTTTGTGTTAATATGGCACATTCATCCTATCAAGTAAGGAAATATGTATCAGCTGAAGCAACAACCCATAAATGGCGTACAGCGGCAGGTAATAAAGCCAGTGGCGCAGGATATTTTGGAAGAAAATCCCAAAGAGCAACCATTGTAAAAGCAATGCAAGCATCAATTGTAACAAATGATGATTTACGTGGTGATAGTACTGTACTTACATTACTTTCTGCTCCAGGTTATCCTGAATGTGCTGATGAATTAATAGCATTAAATGTAGATAGAAAAGAAACTGCATTTTGTGTATTAGATACTCCATTTAGACTTGCTCCAAACGGCGTAACTGCATGGCAATCAGGAGCGAATGCTACAGAAAATGGTGAGGATGGATTAATAACATCTACATCACAAGCGGCAGTATATTATCCAAGTGGTTTAGCAACAAACACCGATGGTACATCGGTTGTAGTTCCGCCTTCACATATGGCACTAAGAACTATTGCATATAATGATTCTGTTGCTTATCCTTGGTTTGCACCAGCAGGATTAACACGAGGCGCAATAACTAATGCAACCAATGTTGGTTATATAGATAGCGAAGGCGAATTTGTAGCCACAGCACTTAACCAGGGACAACGTGATACTTTATATCTATCAAAAGTTAATCCTATTACAAATTTCCCAGGACAAGGTTTATTTGTATATGGACAAAAAACATTGTATGCGGCGTCGAGTGCATTGGATAGAATTAATGTTGCAAGATTAGTAGCATATATAAGAGATGGATTAGATCCACTTGCTAGACCGTATGCCTTCGAACCAAATGACGAGGCAACTAGAGCGGCGGCACAAGATTCAGTTGAAAGGTTCTTAGGAGACATAATGGCAAAACGTGGTTTATATGATTTTGCTGTAGTTTGTGATGGAACTAATAATACATCAGCTAGAATAGATAAAAATGAAATGTGGATTGATGTTGCAATTGAACCAACAAAAGCCGCAGAATTTATTTACATTCCTGTTAGAATTGTAAATACTGGCACATTATAAGTTTAAACCTAAGGCAGTAGCAATTTTGTTACTGCCTTTTTCCATGGTCAAAATTTCTGAGAAATCTTATAAATACATGTAATAAAGACACGGCATAGGAGATTATTTAAATGGCGAATTTAACAAAATTTGGAGTACCAATAGGCGGTGCCAGCTCGACTACTCCTTTATTAATGCCCAAACTACAATATAGATTTAGGGTGACATTTAAACAACTTGGCGGAGCGGCAACAGCCGACACAGTAACTCACCAAGTAGTTAGTGTAACTAGACCAACATTAACACATGAAGAGATAACATTAGATGTTTACAATTCTCGAATTTATTTGGCAGGAAAACATACATGGGAACCAGTTACCCTTGTAGTTAGGGATGATATAAGCAATAATGTAATAACAGCAGTCGACCAACAAATGCAAAATCAAATTGATCACCATAATCAATCAGCGCCTATAGCCGGTGCTCAGTATAAATTTTCTACTGTAATCGATACATTAGATGGTAATAACGACGAAGGTTCCGGTCCAGCCTTATTAGATAGCTGGTCATTATCGGGATGTTGGATTACTTCTACAGCATATAATGAATCAAGTTACGCAACTAGTGATGCAATGACTATTAACATGACTATCCGATACGACAATGCTATGCATATGGACAGTACAGGTACAACAGCAATAGCAGGACAGTCAATTGGAAGTGGTGTTGCGGCATATACTGGTGCAACGTCCGGTTCGTAATAATAAAAGGTCGGTATAATGGCATATTTTGGTAAAATACTTCGGAATTATGCCGATCATTCCTTTGGTACAGTTTCCGAGTACGGCAGACAACTTAATGAAATTCCTAGAGCAAAACATGCATTTGTTGTGGATTTTTTTACTACAAGAACCACAGGAGAAAAACCCTGGCGCGAAATGCTTGAAGGTTTATCTTCAATAGTCCAATCATGCGATCTACCTTCTTTTCAGTTTAATACCCAAACATTAAATCAATATAACAGAAAACGAATTATTCAAACTAAAGTAGAATGGAATCCTATTAGTATTAGATTTTATGATACTAGAG